TAACAGTCTTAGTATTTGTATCATCAACAAAAGACTGAGGTAGAATTACAACAGGAACGCCATGGAACTTGCCGATATAGCCACGCTCACGAACATCAATCATGTCCTGATCAGAAATCTTCGTGGTGTTGTTATAAATAATAGCATTAACCATATCAGAAGCAAACTCAGGAGAGCAATAAATTACTGGCGCGCCATAAGCAGCAACAGTATTGCAGAGCTTCGTCATAGCAACTGGGTCAAAACCATTAACGTTGACCTTATTCGCAGCAGGACGGCCCGCGAGATTCCAAGACTGGAGTAGGGTTTCCTGAACCATCTCAAAGATACGATCAACAATACCTTCATTAATGACCTGATAAATATCAGTTAAGTCCTCAACGCCATCAAGATAACGCTCAAAGTCGATAATACCAGAACCACCAATAGCGACTGGATATACATCGAACTTATCCCGATCAAGACGGAAGGCTTCATAGTTACCAGATTCAGTAGCACGGGTTACAAACTGCTTGCCGCGCTGCTTGCCACGAGTAACACGGAACTCAAGACGAGAGCCCTGTGGAACCTGAATTACCTCGGTGAACATGTCAAGCGCAGCGCTAACACTACGAGGAAGTACTTCATCAAGATTCTGAGAAAGTAGCTCAAATAGGTCATACTTATTGCGCTCGAATTTATAGCGATTAATTTTACCGTTACTATCGCAAAGAAGCTTAGTTAGCTCATCTCTGAGCGCAGCTTCATAATCATAATTTTCGGCGGCGAACTCAGCAGGTACTTTACGACCGAATACGCCGTTCATAAGAACTTGTAGATTATTCATAGTTCGCACCTCCATTATAGACTTACAATCTGATACTTAACGCCTTTCTCGCCGTTAGGTACAGTGTAGAATTTAGTAACTTTACCATAGATACCAGCATTTGGCTTAGTACCAGTTAGCTTTGGAACTGGAGAATCGGCAACTAGGCAAACATAGACAGGAGTGGTATCACATGCTTTTAAAGCATCAAATAGAACTTCATCAGAAGTCTTTTCACTACCGCTAGTAGTTACAGCGGCAAATTCAGTCTCGTCATACTGTAAGCAGTTCGTGGTTACAGTGTCACCAAGACTAAAGATGCCAACGCGAGGATAGTCACCCGCAATCTTGCGACCAAAGGTCTTTAGTCCATAATGTGCGTCATCATATTCTTTTTCAGCGGTATAAACAATACCGATTGGGGTATCAGTAACAGCCGCGGCGGAACCAATTGTGCCAACAGCTTTATCAGCAAGTACCCACATACCATTCTCACAAGGATTCGCAGCAGTAAACTCAGAGCCAAGAGGAGTCTGAGAAACTACCATGCCAGTCTTGGAGAAAGCAACTTGATTTAATTCTAGAGAAGCATACTGCTCTAGTGGAAATCTTTTCATAGCTTTATTCCTCCTTAATTTTTACGATATTTCTTCATAAGTAAAGCGAATTGAGATTCTTGAGGCTCTGGTAGTGGCACTTTCTTCTCTTCACCGCCGGCCATCTGCTTATTAGCAAAACAAATCGCTAACTTGCTTTCCAATTCATCATAAGAAAAGTCATTAACCTACTCACGAATTACACTAATTTCTTCTTCGTCAATAAGTTTTTCATATTTTTGTATTAATAAATTTTTTTCATCTAACGCTTTCTGCTCAATCATTGCATTATATTTGTTAGAAATTTCTTGTAATTCCACATTCTTAGCTTCAAGAGCGGAATATTTTTCATTAAAATCTTTTTCAGCCTTTTCAGAAGCTTCTTTATATTGAGAGATAGTTGTCATCGCTTCTTCATATTTAGTCTTTAAATCATTAAACGCTTCGGTTAATTCATTAAAGCTGTTTTGAAGTACTTCAAAATCAGAGGCTACTTTTTCTTCTTGCTTTTCCTCTTCTTTAGAGGGAGTCTCTTCTACCTGCTCCTCAAACTCAGCAGGTTTTTCCTCTTCTTTTGGTTCTTTGACTTCTTCCTCTGGAGCGGGCTGATTGTTTTCAAACTCATCCATCGGTTGTATTCCTCCTTGTTCTTTCTTATCCATTCCTTCTACTTGCTTTTTTAAATCAAATAAAAGTGAAGAAATCTATGAAAGCTATTCATTACGAGTCTATTCATCCTTTGAAAAGAATGCCGAAACTGAAAAACAAGGCTCATGAGAACCAATTACACAGAATCCCATCATCTTTGCGGTAGTATAGACATAATAATATTCGCCTTGAATTTCCGCCCAATCTCCCGTAATAGATTTTGGATTTAATTCCATGCTTTGATTCTAATTAATAATGTTTTTCGCTTCTTCATAATATTCAGTAAATAACATTACAGAAAATACTGCGTATTCTCTAGTAACTCCATCTGTATCAAGAAATGGTTCCCATCCCAAGAAATCTTCTACATAACCATACGCATTGGCTAATGTAGGGCCCGTATGAGAAGCCCAAGTCTTCGTCTCAGGATCAAAAAATCCAACAACAGGAGTTAAGCCATTTGTTGCGCTTTCTATTAATTGATTTGCCACTTCCTCAGTAATATATGAGCCGTTTCTATTAGCATATTTAGTAAATACGCGCACTTTTAAACGATATATATTAGGATTAGCAGTTGAAATTTCTTGGACGGGAGAATCAATTATCATTGAATCAAAATTAAGTGGTATCTATCTATCCATAATAATTCTCTCCTATTATCCCATTGCCGCGATATTTGCCTGAGTTTTCTCAGACTTCTATTCATCGGGTAATTCTGGTCTTCCCCCAGTATTTGTTATGTCCTGAACCTTGACCGTTTCTGTTGTATTTTTCGCAGTTTTTTCTTCATTTGCAACAGCAGTTCCAGAAGTTGTATATGAAGATTGTAATGGAACCATTTTTTCTGACATCTTTAAGAATTCATTTTCAAAATTCATTAAACTTAATTGATCCCTCTATTTTACACCCATAGCTACGCCCGCAATCATTTTAGAATATCCATATTGCGCGCCTCGGAAATATGACTGCTATAAGTCGCTGCGATTAAACACAGTGGTTGGGAGTATTTTAAAATCAAACTCAACGTCTTTTCGCGCAAATTTATCATTTAAATTATATTTAAGCCACGTTTCATAGGTATTTAGATACCCAATCATTAAAGCTTCATCTTTCTTTAATTGATATGCTAAAGTCGAACTGTTTTCTGGATTAAATAAAATTTCTCCTCTGCCAAGCGCGGCCCAAGTATCTTTTCTATATTTTGCAATTCTATCCGATGCTTGAGTTGCCGCGGAAGAATCCTATAAGCTCTCTAAATCTGTTTCTCCAAAAGTCGTTAAAACGTCTACTGTATCTACATCAGCTAACATGTTGGCAACTGACTCATGAATATCCGCAACTTCTTCAAGCTAAAAGACTAATTCGCCATTATTACTAATTGGCATACGTTGAATTAATAACTTATATAATTCATTTTCATCACGCTTTTCTTCTCTATTAATAGCATCATCTAATTTCTTTAATTCTGGAATACTGGCGATTAGAAGAGGAATTGGATCGTTAGAGAAACTAAAACATATCCCTCCCATTGCGGCTGGGATAGGCACCCACTGAGACATTTTATATTTTCCACTCTTCCAACGAATATATTCTTGTTGAATCATTTTAGGAAAAGTTTTTAATGCCTCGGCGCGCATCTCCGCATCAGGAATATTATCAAAGTACTGTAAGTTAAATTCTAATATATCTAAATTATTAAAATCTTTAAATCTATTACGACAGTATGAGATCGCTAAATCCTATATTACAGCTTGCTCGCCATCTTCACGCAAGATACCATAATATACTCCATTTAGTAACCATTCTACTGTTATTCTAGCAAAAGTATTAGGTATATCCAATTTTTCTATGAAATCACAAGCATTATAAAACGCTTTTGTAATCTAAGCTTGTGATCCCTTCCCTTCTTCATAGATAGGAATGACTAGATTATCATACAGTGGGAGATGAGCAAGGAAGTCAATATTATTTCTATAATTGCTATTTGTTCTATAATAATATCTTGACAACTCTCGTAATGATTCAAAATCTCCAGATCTAATTATGTCTAAAATTTCATCTAAAGTAAAATCATCCGCTACTGGCACATTCTGTCGGTATCCCCAAGAAGAGCGATACGCGCGCTCATTAACAGGCATTCTATTAACTCGTAAGTTACTTTTACGAACTTTATTTTTAAAATCTGTAAAAGTATATTTTTTCTGTTCAGCCAACTTTATCTCACCTCCTACTCTTATGATTTAAAAAGATATATGAACCAAAATCACGTTTCTTCTTTTTCTTTAAACTCTTATCTTCATAATATTTTACTCTATAAAGCCCATACTCTAATGCACTAAAACGGTCTTTCTCGATAGAACGAGAGATTCGCTCTACTTTGAATTGATTCTATACGCCAGTGGGCTTTAATTTTAAATTATTTAATTCATCTATTAGTCTAGAAGTCATTTCATAAGGCATAAGATAAACCCTTCTATCATAAGGAGTCATCTTCCTTCCTTTTTTGGTCTACATTAATTTATCTTTTACAATACGTTCATGCGCTAAAAAAGAAACGGTGCCATTATTAATCTGTGCAAAAAAATTAGAATGTATAGCATCATCATTTCCAGCGCCAGCTTTTATATCATATATAATAGCATCATATTCTGGTCTAGGGTACTCACTTTCATTTTTCATCTATTCAGGTAAATGATGCTCATTATTAAAAGCATAATAGGGTTTAAATTGTTCACCAGTTCTAGCATCTATTGATGGAACTGCCATAGCATCTAATAGACCAATTCCTGGGCCGTTTCCATCAATAACTATTTCTCGTGGATTATATAACTATATTAACTTTTTCAATCTAGGCGCTTGTTCAGTGATATAATTAGCGCCATGTATAACTTCTGTATAAACGACGTTCTTTTTAAAGCCATTATCATTAGGAGTTACCTTTATTACCATAATTGCGGTATTCGCTGAATAACGAGCTATATCAGCACCTATCAAATAAAAAGTGTCAGGATTAGTTGGATTTTCTTGTGCTTTTCGCTCACATTTTAATAAAGTTCTTCTTTTTACTAATTTTTTAGAATCTAACCAGGCTTCCTTACTATTACCAGACCAAATTGATAAACTTTCGCGCGCGAATGAATCCTCACTAACAGTGTTAGAATATCGCTAGTCCATAAGAGTTGCTTTATCTATTAATCCATAATGAAGAGGTACTTCATAACTTAGCCCCCAAGAAAAGTATTCCTTTGGGCGCAATACTGCATTAACGGTAATTTCTATCAATTTCTAATACATAAATACAGTACGTTCCGCGGCGGTAGTTATGAAAATCTACGAAGCACTTGGCTCATTGGGATTTATGGTTCCATCTACTTCACGTCGTGCAATATTCATTTGCGGCCAGAGGACTTCATTAAAAGGTATTTCTTCAATTAATGCAGCCTCTTCCAAAATTGCAGCGGTCGCGCGCAAGCCACGAGAAGTATCCTTAGATACAACAGAAATTAAACTGCCATTTTTTAGATAAATCTCATAATAATTGTTACTTGATTTGACGCCAGTTTTTCCATCATCTACTCTCGTAGCGAGTTCTTTTCTTAATAGAGGCCAGTGCCTAAAAATTTCTTCAAACTTTGCTTCGGCAATTTTAATAACTGTACCTTTCGTATCAGAAGCAATCATTATCGTTGAACGAGGCAATAACATTGCTCGCATAAAAGCACTTAAATAAGCCGTAAATGATTTAGAGGTCGCACGTGTGGCAGTCCAAAATGTGTATCTATATCGCATAGATGCGCGCAATTCAATACGCTAAAAAGGCATTATATGAAAATTTTTTGAATCTTCATAGTCTTGAATCATGTCAAGCAATAAGTCTGGATAACGAATCCATAAATCTAAATAGCGAGTGAATAAAGCTTGATTTGAGTCAAGAAACTCTTTTGTTAATACGATTCCTTTTTCAATTGGCGTACCATCACGAAGAACCGCATCTTTATTCATTCATCTCACCTTCACTTTGAAGGTCTGCTGCGAGTTCATCGTCTCCTTCATATTCTATGTCCGCATTTTCATCAAATTCAACCGCTTCATTCTCAATTTCTTCAAGGCGCTCAGTCATGTTATAGCGGGCGCGCTTCTCTTCGACCTGTTCAGCAAAGTTGCCTTCATTCATAACTAAACGTTTCAAATAATTTTGAATATTTTCCATCATAAAGTCTATGGAGTCCTGTGGTTCCGTATGCCAATTTGGGTGCCATCCTTTCTTACCATAGTAAACCATTAGCTCACCTACGGATTCAAAGTCTGCCGCAGATTTTGCATTAGAGGCTTCAAAATGGCAGTTCTTTATAATGTTCTCTATGGCGTCCATATCCTTCTTTACATCCGCCCCCTCACGTATGCCTTTCTTAGAACGTAAGGTAAGCTCGCACAGGTCGCGGGCGCGTGACTTCAATATAGGCGTCGATACATTTTGTGTGGCTAATATCTAATTATAGTATTCATCCAGCCATAATAGCTCTTCTTCTGTATAGGTAGACGACCATTCCTTTCGGAGACGACGTAGCTTCGCCGCGCTTAATACTTCCATTTCTTCATTTATAGTTTCTTCTTCGCGTGCCAATCGCCATCGTTCATTTTCATCTGCCCACTACAAAGCAGAATAGTGGTCATCTAACAAGGTATTAAAATATGCTGATAATGTTTTATCCTTATGCGTAGAATACAATTGCGTCCATCTATTTAAGTCAAATGGTACATCTAAGTATCTGCATAGTCTGTCTACTTCACCTAAATTACTCTAATCTATCATAGTCTCTAAACAATTCGTGCATATTAGAGAGCGATGACCAGGGAAGAATTTACTGGGCGTATGGGCAAAAGCATACTCAGGCTTTTCTTGTCTACATTTTAGACATCTACGACTCTTTGCTTCGCTTGTCATGTGCAGTCTGCCCTCCTCTCTATATTCTCATCAATCTCTCACATTCCTTACAACTGGAAGAATAACCATCTCTACGACTACGATTGTAGGCAAAGAATAAGTTAGTTCTTGGTAGAACCGCGCCGCAATGAGAACAAGTCTTCATATTTTCTGGCGGCGTATCTAATATTAGACGATGCTTAGTCGCGGCCATAGCAATCTTTTGAGGAATTTCCTGCGCCAATATGGTACTTAGGTGATTCTCATTATAGCGCAAATCAAAATTTATTTGCAACCCCTCTATAATTTTATCATACGGCGTATGTAATATCTTCTATTCTAATAGGTACTCGCGCACAGGGGATAAGGCCGCCATTTTTCTATACCGTTCAAAATCCAGTAACAAAGTATACCCATAGGTATTCAACTTATCATGCATATACTAATATAGCAACTCATAATTATTTATTAGCGCCCTTACGTGGAGAGGGTCTTCCCAATTGAATATGTGCCGCCGCACTACCCACTTTACTTTGCAGTCGGGCGCAATGCCATCTACTTCATAATCTTGAAGGTCTTTGGATATAGTATGTAGTAGGGCATTATCTACGCGGGCCCGCCATTGCTCGTAGGGCATCCAATAGAAGGAATCGGCAGTCCAATCGTAGAATTGGGCGTGCGGATGGTCTATTGCCTAAAACTTAATTACGGGTTTATAGTAATCTTTTAAATAGTATTGGTGGCGCCGCAAATCTATCAATATATGCTTCAACTAATATAGGCGATAGGAATTATCAAATATTTCATCCTACTCATTGGGTACTACACGACCTTCTATTGCCGCTATCCAATGTTCCAGATGATCTATGCGCTCCCATAGCTCTTGCATACCTGGGATGTCGCTATCGCCTACTTCAATTAGCTCGCCGGTCTTCTTATTATATTTCGGGCGCGCAATAGTACGAGTTTTCTTTATATATACTTCATGTTTTAACTATGGTGCTAAGTCTTGCTGGTCGGCCATCGGATTATCTAATATGGCCTCTAACGATAAGTTGGTATCTTCTTTCGTCTTAAACGAATTATAGCGGGTGTTGCCGTTGGTAGCTTCACCTCTTTGTATGGCGTTTTGCCCATTCTCATCTTTTCCATATAATATATAATTTGCCATCTATTCCAAATCTGTGGAGGTGGGGTCGCTTGGTAACTAATCTAATATATCATATATTGCGGCGACCCTATCATTATCACGTTCTATGGAGTAGTCTAAGCTGTATGCCTTTTTCAAAGCAGTCACCTCCGTTATGGATATTTTA